CCAGAAGAGTGTAGGCATGAGACTTTATCGTCTCTACTCTCTCTAATGGACGCGCCATTCATTGACCATTCAAAAAAGTGCTTTGACGCCGACCGGTGCCAGAATCCTGAGCTGCATTTCCCTTTCGAGATGAACGCAATTCCAGAACGAGGCAACCGCGTACGATGTGCGACAAAGCCTTGGGTCTCGCTAGTCTATATGACGGAAGCCACCCAAAAAAGAATCGTCTCAGGGATGAAACGAGACCCGATAGCCGGACCTGTGCTGAGAGACAAGTTGTCTTCAGTCCGAGAGGTATCTGGGTATAATTTTGTCAACTCTGTTGACTTGTCGGCTGCTACTGATAATTTCACTGTGAATAACAGATCGATACTATCAGGCATCTCCGACACCCTGAGATCTACAGATCGGTATCTAGAAGCTGACTATGTTGATGAATCTGTGTCTATGACGAGGATTATCGATCATCAGTCAGTGGTTCCAGGAAAACTGTGTACTCCCTTCTCTATTGCCTTGAGCATAGCTCAGAAGGAGTTTGAGGAGAAGTATCAGCATAGACGCGGAAATCATTTTGTCGATGACATATCAAAAGGGTTGGACATTGCCAACTCACAAATGTCGTGGAACAAAAGGACTGTGTCTACCGATTCGGTTTTGGATCTGAAGTGGGACTCAGACGATGTTGGGTTCAAGCTACTAATGAACGAAGTTTACTTCGATTATTCAGTTCTTGTACCGAGAAAGACTCGATGGGACCGCATATCAAATATGCAAGACCAGGCTTACTACGTTTCTCAAACGGAGGCCTCACCGAGAAAGGTTCTTGAGCGTATAAGAAAGTTAGATACTAATCCAAATTTCTTTTCGGTCAAAAGAGCACCATCTGCAACAGATGAGTTCTCTGAAACTCAAATACGGCATGTTAGAGATCCTAAGTCATTTCATGGCCTAGGATTCAAACCTGCAATTCAGAAATCCGAAGTTTCCGTAGAGCTACTCACTCACCACATTCTTATGAATCGGTGGGAGGAGGTTCTGGATAAGTTCGTCTTTGAGTATAGGAACTTTTTTATGACACGAGGAGGGTACCTGACACGAAAAGGGCAACATATGTCCCTACCGTTATCATGGCCTCTCCTCTCTTGTATTACTACAAGTGCGGTCTATAGCCTAATGAAGGATCCGTCACACCTACTTTGGTATGTTGGACGCCTCCATTCGGAGATAGAACACAGTGTGTTAGAGACTGACATAGAAGTTGATTATG